CAGCCTACTACTATCCAATCCAGCCACCCTAGCTGTCATGGATGTTAATGGTGCCACGGCTGACATCCTAACAGTCAACAATATTAAACCGGACATGTGGTTGAAGAATGTTGAGAGTAAACATGATACCCAGATGCTGGCTGAGAACGAGAACATGGTGATGGCGGCTGGACAACCTTTGAGCCCGACCGAGAATGCTAACGAAGACCACACCCTTATTCACCTGATATTTACTAAGACTGACGAGTTTAAATCAGCTCCTGGTCAAATCCAACAACTTATTATGGAGCATATTATGGGCGAGCATGAATCTAACCCGGCTACCGGTTCAGCCGCTGATTTACTGAAGGGCTACGGTTTAGGCGGTGGACCGCCCGTTCCTGGAGCCCCAGGTGCCGGCCCGATGCCACCCAGCATGGGCACACCTTTTGCCGGCGGGGTCAGTAGTAACACTTCCCAGCCACAGGCTCAGGTAGCTGATATCCAGCCAACCAACTTCGCTAACCCGGAGAGCTAGACCCTTGCGGTTATAAAATAATATGGTTACAGTCAAATCATGAAGAGCGTTCTTGATCAGCTAAGTGAATCGGACAAAGAAGCTCTCGCACGTTTATACGATATGCCGGAGTGGAAAAGTTTTCGTAAGCTGGTAGATATTGAGCGGACGGAGTTAGCTAAGGACCATGTTGGTCAGCGCGACATCATGGAAATCTGCGATCTTAGCGGCCAATCAAAAGCTTTAAAGAAACTAGTAGTAACCATTCGGGAGAACTTCAAACAGTTAAACAAAGGTTGAGATCTATTCCTGGATGGTTACAGGAATAGATCCCAGCTTTTGCTGGCCACATAGAACAAATCTAAAAGGAGATAAGTTATGGCAACAAATGCCAAAGATCAAGTCGCTGACGACGACAAAGAAGTAACCGAAGAGGATCTAAGGAAACTCAAGGAGTCTGTCGAAGTAGAAACCTCGCAAGAGGAAGACGAAACTACGGACAACGAGACCAAATCAGAGGATGCTAGCGAGGAAGACAGCAAAACTGACCAATCGCAAGAAGATGAGTCCGAGGCCGAATCAGACGATGAAGCCGACGAAGACACATCGGAATTCGTCAAACAGTACCCTAATATTAAAGGTGATACTCTCGATGAGTATGCAAGAGGAATTGAGGAAGCTTATCAGAATAGTACCTCCGAGGCCCTACGGCTAAAGAAGCTATTAGATGAAGCGACTTCTATCAACAGTGATACGTCGGTTGGCGAGGCAGATGATGCCGCTCCAATTACGGATCCACGGTTACTTTACCTGGACCAAATCCTAGATAAAGATATCCAAGATTCTTTTGCAGAATTCAAGAAGAGCCACCCCCAGGTAAATGACCCGCTTGAATACGATAAGTTTCAGAAGAAGGTCGCGTCTATGAGTACCTATATCATGCAGTCTGAGCAACGTGTTGCTCCGGCAAGTGAGCTGTACTCGATGGTTGCGGCTATCCTTGGTTGGAAACCGGAAACGGCTGTCGATAGTAAGGAGCGTTTGGCTGTTGCTGTTAAAGGCACCGCCGCAGTTTCTAAAACTTCATCAACTACGAAACCTAAAGTTAAATCAAGCATTACTGATGCCGAGGTCGCTATTGCTAAGAACATGTGGGCCGGCGGTATGTCAGATGCCGATATTAGGAAACAACTAGAACTAGCTAAATAATTTAACTTTTTAAGGATTTACTCATGGCAGTACAAGCACAACTACTTGGCCGTGTCGATGGTAATACCAATTATTCTACCCACCCTTTCGTGGTTGGTAGTGGTGTTACTGTTACTAAGGGAGACTTTGTCTACTTCGCGTCCGGTGTTATCACCAGCGCGTCAGCAGCCACACAGAAGCTCCTTGGTATGGCACTTGAGACCGCTACTGGTAACGCCGCAGGAACCATCAAGGCTCTTGTTTGTGTGGACCCAACTATGCGCTATCTAATTGATGGCGACGAGATTGGCACAGCATTAGGCGCTACTCACCCCGGCACTTACTTTGACTTAATTGGCGCCGGTGGCGCTCAATTGGTCGACACTTCATCAACTTCAACTACGGGCTCGTTGCTTCTGCTTCAGAACAACCCACAGGTCGACCCGGTACGATCCGACACTTCAGTCGGTGAGTATGTCATTGCTGAGCACTACTTCTACCCAGCTCAATAAGAAAGAATAGGAATATAACATGGCAGAACTCCGAAATGCATGGGCAGATGCGCTGAACTCCAATATCCGTAAGATTTACGGTGAAGAGCTAAAGCAAGTGCCCACGCAATATCAGAACGTATTCACGATTGAGAATTCTAGCCGTGACCGAGAAATCGAAAGCTCGGCCAGCGGTCTATCTCAGTTCGTTCTAACTGGTGAAAACCAGCCAGTGACCTACGAAGATCGAAACCAAGGTTACGACGTAACCTACACCCACCAGAAATGGGCGAAAGCTATCTCCATCTCCAAAGAGATGTGGGACGACGATCGTTTCGGTGTAATGAAGCGTGGTACCCAAGACCTAGCTCGCAGCAAAATGCGAACCAAGGACTCAATTGGTGCTGATATCTTCAACTATAGCTTCACTAGTGGTGGCGGCGGCAAAGCTCCCTTCACGGCCGGTGATGCAGTTGCACTATTTAGTGCTTCTCACCCCCGCTCTGATGGTGGTGCTGTTCAAAGCAACACTACAACTACTGACTTCAACGAAGCCAGCCTAGAGACCGCTTTGGTCACTATGCGGGCCACTCTTGATGACAAGGGTGAACTACAAGGTATCACTCCTGATACTTTGTTAATCGCCCCGGCCCTAGAAAAAGAAGCTCGTATCTTTCTGGAAAGCTCCGGCCGAGTTGGAACCGCCAACAACGACACTAACCCTTACCAGGGTCGGTTGAACATTGTTGTCTGGGACCGCTTAGGTTCAGCTGCTGGCGGATCCGACACCGCTTGGTTCGTTCTTGACAAGTCATATAACAAACTAATCTACTTCAATCGTATGGACACTGGTCTTCAGGGTCCTGACTACGACTTCGACAACGATGTCGCTAAGTGGAAGGACAGTTTCCGTTGCCTTCCTGGTTGGAGCGATTGGCGCGGTCTTTACGGCTCCAAGGGCGACAACTCTTAACAATTAATACTATGGGTCTAGAGGGGCAGATCGGGCCTCTCCCCATCCCCATAGGAAGGACCTAATATGGCAATAACCCACGCAACCTGGGCGACAGCTCGAAGAGCTTCGTTCGGGACGTTTCACTACAAACAGCTCTACAGCAATACCTTTGCTTATACAGAGACCCAGAAGAAAGTAGCCGCCGGTACGACCACGGCTATTTTAGCGGCCACTAACGGTGCGGCTGCGGCTCAAACCGTTACTAGCGGAATCACCCAGCCCGACTTCCCTCGGGCTTTAAGTGTTTCCCCGACCGCTAACTCTACTGGATCTCCGTTAAGTGTTGTTGTGACTGGAACTAATGTAGAGGGCAAGGTCATAACTGAGAGCTTCATTATCCCGGCCAGCTCCACTTCGATAGTTAACGGCGTCAAAGCCTTTAAGACTATCGCCAGTGTAGCCATTCCGGGTAATACATCTGGTCTGACCATTACGGTTGGAACCCGCAACATCTTGGGTATCTATCACCGACTGTTCAATCAAAATACGACCGTTAAGGTCTATCATGGTTCAACAGTGTACGGTACCCTAACATTGCAAGCCCAGCCGACTGTCGTATCTAACGAAAGCTTGATAGAACTAAACACTGTTTCGCCGGCAACGGCTCCAGACGGTGCTAAGTTCTTCATCATCGCCTACACCTACGATAACTGGTCTGACGGCACTTCAGTTAATGACCAACCCGAGTACTCTACTACTACCAGTACTAGCTCCACCTCGAGTTCAACCTCGACCACGACTATTACTACCAGTACATCGAGTAGCTCAACGAGTACATCAAGTACTTCGATATCTACATCAAGTACCAGTACTTCAACTAGCTCAACAAGTACATCAACTACAACGGCTCCATAGGGGGATTAAATGGCAGATTTCAATAAGAAAATTCAGTCTGAAAATCGCCACCTGGAGAACCTCACAAGTGCTCGTTTCTATTATGTCGACGGGTCAGTCACGACCCAGCAGACTATAATAAACGGCGCTTGCCGGCTAGTAAGATGTGTCCTTAACACTAATGGCGCTACTATAACCCTGAAAGACGGAACAAGAACCATAGCGGTCATCGCATCAGATGCCCCAGAAGGTCCCTTCGATTATGGGCTATATATAGAGAACAAGCTTACAGTTCAAGCCAGCGGTGCGGTTGACGCTACAGTCGTCTTCGATTAGGAGCGATAGAATCTGGCCTTAGTTTTACTGGGGCCAGTTTTCTATTTATCCACAGAGTTGAATAAAAGACTTGCGCAGTCCATTGACATGGGTTATGTTAATGGTTAGATGGATACTAAAAAAGATATATACATCTTAAGCAACTTTAGCGGCTACCTACGCTCCTTCAGTCCAATCATCGTAGTTATGGAGCAAGTCAAGATGCTTACCCGCAACGGCTACAATCCGATTCTAATCGTGGCCGAGGGCTGGAGCCCACCAGATGACACCATCTTCGCCACTACCGAGACAATTGAACTGTTCCCCTTTGCCCTACACGGGCCCGATCAAAAGGCTACGGAAATAGATAAAACTGTAGACCTGGCTTATAAACAGCTGGATCAGGCTCTACCAGACAACGCTAAGGTCATCACCCATGACCTTATTTTTTTACCAGACTATACAGTTCTTAACCTAGCCGCCCGGCGTTTAGCTCAGGACCGACCATCAATTATGTGGATCCATGAGATCCATTCGGCTACCAACCCCAGCATTGTCTCTCAGGAGCGCAATATGTACGGTGAGAAGTATGCTGAAGCCCTGAACTCACCTTTCCCTAATTCAGTAATCGCCTATCCTAATGCCTACGATATCCCGCGCGTAGCTCGCAACTTCAACTTTGAAGAGGACCAGATAGCTGAAGTTCCTCATTCAACCGATCCCACCGAGTCTATGCATCCCCTAGTCCAACGATTATACGACGACAAGAAATTAGGCGATGCTCAGGTATTAATGATTCTGCCGATCAGGTTAGACCGGGGTAAGTATGCTGAAGCTAATATTAGATTGATTGCGGCCCTAGTCCAGCTTGGTACTCCGTCCCACCTGGTTGTCTGCGATTTCCAGTCTACTGGCGACGATAAGGTAGTCTACAGGGAAGAACTTAAAAACTTGGCTTCCGAGCTTGGCATAACCGAGCATGTGACCTTCATGTCGGAGTTTGACGATATGGCGGCCATGGAGATACCGCATGAGCTGGTGCTAGATTTACTGACCCTGTCCAATGTATTCTTGCTAGCCAGTAAGTCCGAGACTTATTCTTTAATAGCTCAAGAGGCTATGCTCAAGGGCAACTTCTGTATACTAAACCATGACTTTTATCCGTTCCGCCAGATATATGGCAAGAATGCTATTTATAAGCAGTTTGATGGAGCTAATATAGATATGGCCGGCATGAATGGAGAAATTAATACTAAGCCGAACAATATCCTAGCCTATTACGC